AATTGGACAAAAAAAATGTCCATTTTCAGAAATTTGAAAAAACTTTCCCCAAAAATTTTAAAAATCATCACTACATGTGAAGGGAACTTTTTAGAGCTAAAAATACGGTTTTTCCTACATTATGTAGTATAATAGCCTATTTTTGTTGGTATAGAACACTACTTGATTTTATTAAAAATACAGTGCTACAAATAAAAACAGTTGTATTTAAAACAATAAGTGGCAAGTTTTTTTCTTTAACAAGTAGTGCCTTATTAAATTCTCTGACAGAAACAGCAAATAAAAAAATTGAACCAGCATATAACGAAGACGCTGAAAATGTCATTATATCTAATTGTGTTTTCTTTCTTTTATATTTTTTTCATATGTGATATTATTTAAATTTAAATTTGGTTCAACAACTTCTTTTATTTTATATTGACCACAAGGTCCACAGTGGTCTTCATTTGATAAGTCAATTTTACGATTAGTTGTTACAATACAGCTATCAATATTCCATCTACCAAGTTGTGGCTTGATTGGTTCTTTAATTTTTAAGAATTTTAATAAACTTGATATTATTTTCATATTAATAAATATACTACTTTATGTTTAAGTAGATTTTTATTATCTAAAATGCAGCTAAATTTGTAATACCTCTTCCTACTATTAACCCATGTATATCCTGAGTACCTTCATATGTATTAACTGCCTCAAGATTCAACATATGTCTTATTATATGATATTCATCAGATATACCATTACCTCCTAACATATCTCTAGCATTTCTAGCAATATTTAATGATTTTAAACAATTATTTCTCTTGACAATTGAAATATTCTCTGGAATCATTAATCCTTCATCAATCATTCTTCCAACTCTTAAAGAAGCTTGAATTCCAAGAGTTATTTCTGATAACATTTCTGTTAATTTTAGTTGTATTAATTGATTTGCTGCCAATGGCTTATTAAATTGTTTTCTATCTAAACAATATTCTCTTGCTCTTAAATAACAATCTTCTGCAGCACCCAATACTCCCCATGATATACCATATCTAGCATTATTTAAACACATAAAAGGTCCTTTTAATCCTTTAATATTTGGAAGAATATTTTCTTTTGGAACAACAACATTATCCATAAAAATCATACCAGTATTAGAAGCTCTTAAAGAAAATTTACCTTCGATTTTTGGACACGTTAACCCTTCCATACCCTTTTCTAAAATAAAACCTCTTATATCATTATTCTCATCCTTTGCCCATATAATAAAAATGTCGGCAATAGGTGAATTTGTTATCCAATTTTTACTTCCATTTAAAATATAATTATTATCCTTTAAAATTGCTTTTGTTTTCATTCCAGATGGGTCGCTACCATGGTCAGGTTCAGTTAACCCAAAACAACCAATTAAGTTGCCTTTTGCTAATTCAGGAAGATATTTATCTTTCTGTTGTTGCGAACCAAATTTATATATAGGATACATAACCAATGAAGATTGAACACTTGCACAACTTCTATAACCACTATCAACTTTTTCAATCTCACTCATAATTAAACCATAAGAAACATAATTTACTCCAGCACATCCATAACCATTAATAGTTGGGCCTAGTAAACCTACTTTTCCCATTTCTTTCATAATATTAATGTCAAATTTTTCATTTCTGAATGATGATACAATATTTGGCGATAAAATATCTTTTGAAAAATTGTATGCTAACTCTTTTATAGATTTTTCATCTTGACTCAATTGATTTTCTAATAAAAAAGGGTCTCTATAATTAAATATATTTCTTGAAAAAATTTTATTTAAATTATGTCTTTGAAAACCAGTATATTTTACAAGCATTACTATAATAGTATAATCATTAATTTGTTTATACTATTTTTATATATTTATTAAGTAGCATACATAAGACCTGCATTTCCACCAATAAATGTAACCATATTAACTCTCTCTTCAATCAAGTACATATTAAAATTATAATCATAAATGCGCCAAGTTGGTTTATTAATACCTATAATATCACCCGTAGTTGGGTCGCAAATTGTTAAAACTTGAGCATAAGGGTCGACTGGTGGAGATATAGTTGTTAATTCAAATTGAATATCAGTAAATCTGCTCATATTCATAGCTCCAGATGGTTGAATAACCATAGGGTCTGTGTTTAAGCAAAAATTATAACAATATAAACCTTGAGGTGCATTTCCAGCTGTTCTGACATATTTTTCAATAAAATTATACACACCAGAAGGCAAAATATTTTCTCTATATTGTCCATCCAAAAGTATTCCTAAAGCTACTAAAATATATTGAATATTTTGTGGATTATACACTCCAGATAAGTAGAGACCACTCAATGTTCCATATGGGTTCAAACCTGGACCAAGTGTAGATGGATTTGGAGGAGCTGGTGCGGGATTAGGAAAATCACCTGCAGTTGGAGCTGGATAAACATCTTGTGGCATATAATTATATGGCCAATTTGTATAATTAGACCATTGGTTGCGCAAATTAACATCACTTCTCTGTAAATAAAACATCCAGCTTATAACCATACCAATAGAATCTAAATCAATCTTGTTCTGTCCTGTTATATTATAATATGGTTTTTCATATACTTGCTTAAATAAATATTTTTGTTCATTTTTAGCAAATAATTCAGCCTCGTCATTAGAGAGAAAACAATACGTACAGTTTAAATTAATATCTGCATTCCAATTAGTTCTAGTATCTACATAAGATAATGCACCCAATTCTTCATCTGGAGGTGTTTGCAAAAATCTATAAAATTGCATATAAAATTGGTTGAAATTGGGTGCAACTACTGGAAAGTTATTTGTATAATCCATGACATCACGTATAGTAAACCATTCATTAATTGGTCTAAATGATACGCTTATTTGAAGCTCATTGTATTGAAGAGCAACTAATGGAAATGCTTGACTTGTGACTAGGTTGAACCAGGCTCCTAATGGAATATATAATGTACGTCCCATTATGGAAGGTTGAGCTCCTGCTGGACTCGTTGTATAAAAAGCATTTGGGTATGCATTTACACGTGCTCCATAATTAGCAGGGTCATTTAATTCAGCTGTTTGGCCAATCATTTCATTAAATAGAGCTAACTTTTGAGCATTAAAATCTCTTTGTGCTGATGTTAAAATATATTGACCTGAATATTGTTGAAGCTGTTGATTACCACAATTAATTGTAATACGACTAATTATTTGAGCTCCAATATTTTCAATCCATTGGAATTCATAAGGAGCCCAATCAGAGTATCCTGTTGTACCATCAGGATTAGTATATTCTTGAGGAGGCATAATACCACTCCAAATACTAGGTAAATTTATTGATATGTAGCAATCCATAAGAAGGTCTGCATATCTTTTAACCTTGAAAATAAATGTAGACTCTGTTGTAAGACCTAAAGTAGGACTTCCATCATAATCTAAACGAAAATTTTGCTTACCAAAATTGGTGTATTTTTTATATGTAGCTTTCCAAAAAGTTTTTGAGGGATTACCATTTAAAATAATATTTTGTTGCCCTTGAGACACTAAGTTCATTAAGCCACCAGCCATATTAAGTATATAATATGTACATTTTTTAATTCTTTATTTAATGATAATAATATTTAATTACTAAAACACAAAATTATAAAAATAGTATAATATTATATTAGTAATAATATGTCAAGCCAATCAACTGATTATTTAAGCACAATAAAAAATATGGACGAGAATTTCCAAAGTTATATGATTATTGCATTTATTTTTATTATTTTGATAATATTTATTGGATATATGATTTACCTTAGCAAATTGGAAAGCAAAGAATGTGATTATATGAATTCTCTTTATCCTTCTCTAGACGGAAATATAATGCCAATTAGTGCCAACAATGCAGATTTAAGTGGTAATTTATTTGATTATTATATAAAAACAGCTTACAATGCTTGTAGTGGAGGTTCATATAAAAATGATTTTGTAGATATTTGCAATTTAAAAGCCGTTTTAAAACAAGGTGTACGTTGTCTTGATTTTGAAATTTATTCAATTAACAACCAACCTGTTGTTGCAACAAGCACATCAGATAGTTTTTATGTTAAAGAAACATTTAACTCTGTTGATTTTGGAAGTGTAATGGATACAATTAATAATTATGCTTTTTCAGGAGGTACAAGCCCAAATCCTACAGACCCTATATTAATTCATTTAAGAATTAATAGTAATAACCAAGAAATGTATAGTAATTTAGCAAATATATTCAAATCTTATGACAATCGTATGCTTGGACCACAATACAGTTTCGAAAATTCTGGACAAAATATAGGAAGTGTACCTTTATTAAATTTACAAAATAAAATTATTTTAATAGTAGACAAAACAAACAATGCATTTTTACAAAATCAAGACTTTTTAGAATATGTTAATTTAACAAGTAATTCTGTTTTTATGAGAGGATACAATTATTATGATATTAAAAACAATCAAGATACACAAGAATTGACTGAATATAACAAAAGAAATATAACAATTGTGCTTCCAGATAAAGGAAGTAGTCCATCTAATCCAAGTGGATTTTTATGTCGCGCTTATGGATGCCAAATGGTTGCTATGCGTTATCAATTAGTAGACAACTTTTTAATGGAGAATGCATTATTTTTTGATACTTGTAATTATGCTTTTTGTTTAAAACCAGCTGAATTACGTTATCAACCTGTTACAATTCCAATTCCAACACCACAAAATCCTGCTTACTCATATGCAACAAGAAATGCTACAACAGACTATTATAGCTTTAATTTTTAAAAAATATAATGATATTTTTATTAAATAAAATATTATTTAAATTAACTTAAATATAAATTCATATTTAGATTTTATATAATGGGAAATATCTTATCGCCAAATATTGTTCAACCTGTCAATTATAATTGCCCTGTCTGTTCTAAGTCTGGTGCACTTCCAAATATTGCCGGAAGATTTTTTATTATTAATGAAAAAGAATGTCAATGTAATGGTTGTAATAATAAATTTCCAAAAGAACAATTTTATAAAACATTAGTAAATGATGCTGTAAGTTGTAAATAACTATTTTAAAATGTATATAAAGATTAATATATAAATATTTATATACATAAATGTCAAATAGAATACCATTTGTTATATCAGAAGCTTATCCTGATTATAAGAGACCGTGTTTAAATCAAATTTTTGGAGCATGTTTTAATCATGAAGTATCATCTTATTTTATTAATAAGGCGGCTGAATTTATTTTTGAAAGAAGCAATAATGATACAATAAATGATATTAAAGATATTACAAATTTTTGGGCACAATTTTATGATGAATATTATATGGATAATCATCCATGGGAAGCAAATGTATTTATTGATGATAAATGGGTAAATGTTACTCCATCTGATGAAGAAATATTTGAAAGAATACAAAAATTAAAACTATGGGAATCAGAAGATGTTGAACGAGATTGTAATAGACTAGCAGAATTATCAGAAGACGAAGAAAAAAATGACGAAACCTTTTATCAGTTATCAAATGAAGACAAATTAGTAATAGATAAAATGAGAGAATATTTTGAAAAAGATGGATTTAACTTTTTGGGAGAAAAAAATAAAACTGAAGAAATAATTAATACTCTTAATAAGTTAGTTTTACAAGAAAAAACACAAGAATTTCAAGAAAATAAAGAAGTATTTTCATCTTTTACAAATATATTACTTAAATATATTGAAAAAGATATAGAAAAAATTACATCAGAAATGGAAATAATTCATACTGCAGAAAATTCAAAAAAACTCACACAGATTATGGATATTTATGGAAGTTTATTAGAATATAAAAACCATTTTAAAATTTAATACAACCATTCAATCAAATTTATATCGGAAATCAAATATTTTCTTTTGATTACATCAATAATTACACGATGTGTAATTTCTTTACAATAACCGTGAAATTTATGTACTTCATCAATAAGTTTTTGTATTGTTAACGCTGGAGACCAATTATCACCACACGTTATAGTTTCACAACAAAAACATCTGATGTTTTTATATTTATATAATGCCTCTTTAAATGTAAGAGACGAAAACCTAAAATAATCACTATATGGTTTATAATTAATATTTAATTTAGGAGGTGAAAAGGGATAAGTATTACTTAGTAAAATTTCATAAATTTTTCCTGTATTATTTTCATATAGATTTATTGAGTATGGAAAATATTTAAGATGTTGATTAGTAGTATCATTGTAATTAACATCCATAAGATAAATTGGATTATCATCTTTATTAACTAAACTAATTAACTCTCTGATTAATCTTTTTCTCATACTTGAATTTGTAATAATTGAAAGCTTTTGTTTATCTACGTCGTTTAAATCAGACATTTGTTTTATTAATTTTATCTATTTAAATTTTAATTTAAATACTAATCAATTTTATTTAAATTAAATTTTATATTATTAATATAAGAAAGTATGCCGAAAAATAAAAATATTTGTAAAGATTTAACATTTGATGATTGTGAATTAGCAATCCTTCGTATGGCGGTAGATAAAGCAGAGGAGAAAATTGGAAGACGTATTGTAAACTCAGAAGATATAAAAAAAATTATAAAAATTGTTGAAGACTTCATTAAAAAAAAAAGTTTAATTTGTTATGGAGGAACAGCAATTAATAATATATTACCAGCTGAAGACCAATTTTATAATAAAGAAGTTGAAATTCCAGATTATGATTTTTTTACAACAAATGCTTTAAGTGATGCTAAGGAATTAGCAAATATTTATTATAAACTAGGTTTTGAAGATGTTGAGGCAAAATCAGGACAGCATTTTGGAACTTACAAGGTATTTGTTAACTATATACCTGTTGCTGATATTACTGATTTACCAAAAGGAATTTTTAACGCAATTAAAAAGGATGCAATAAGAGTAGGTGGAATATTTTATACACCTCCAAATTATTTAAGAATGTCAATGTATTTAGAATTATCTAGACCTGCTGGAGATATAGGAAGATGGGAAAAAGTAATGAAACGTTTATCTCTTTTAAATAAGAACTATCCAATAACTGATTTAAATTGTAATGAGGTTGAATTTCAAAGAGATATGGAAAATAAAACACAACAAGACGAAATTTATGAAAATGTTAGAAATACATTAGTAAATCAAGGTGTAGTTTTTTTTGGTGGTTATGCTATTTCACTTTACTCTGAATATATGCCAAAAAATTTAAGACATAAATTAGAAAAAATAGCTGACTTTGATGTATTATCAAATGACCCTGAAACTACTTCCGAAATAGTTAAAGAACGTTTAAAGGATATAGGAATCAAAAATACAAAAATAATAAAGAAAGAAGCTGTTGGAGAAATTATTCCATTACATTATGAAATTCGTATTGGAAATGATACCATTGCATTTATTTATAAACCAATAGCTTGTCATAGTTATAATGTTTTAAGTATATCAAATCAAAAAGTTAAAATAGCAACAATTGATACTATGTTGAGTTTTTATTTGGCATTTTTATATGCTGATAAACCATATTATAATCAATTTTTAGATAGAATTTTGTGTATGTCAAAATTTCTTTTTGACGTTCAACAGAAAAATAGATTAGAACAAAAAGGATTATTAAGACGTTTTAGTATCACATGTTATGGTCATCAAGAATCTGTTGAAGAGATTCGTGCACACAAAGCAGAAAAATATAAAGAATTAAAACAATCTGGAAATAAAGTAGAATTTGAAAAATGGTTTTTAAATTATAAACCAGATGATTCAAAAAATAAAAAATCAGATGGTGAAAAAGAAAAGAAAAATAAACCAAAGACAAAGAAAAGAAAACCAAAAACCAAAAAAAATAAACCATTTGCTATTTATGGCGGTAAAACAAGAAGAAATAAATAGATTTTATCTTTGACATGTATCAGTACCATAACAATCATCTAATTTATCTTGAAATGTAACACGTTTTTCTTTATTAAAGTAAAATTTATAAATGAATACAGCAATTAATAAAACTAAAACAGCAATACCAATATAAATATACATAGTATAATCAAAATTAGCTCCTCCAATGATAGAAGAAGATAATACTTCATTTGTATTAGGAATATTTCCTAATGAAAACTCAGAACTTGTTATATCAATACTATCCATTTTAATAAAATAATATTAATGCTAAATATTTTAAACTCATAAACAAAATTTAAAAACAATAATTTTCTAATATTATGATAAAAATATCATATGATATTTTTGATAATATTTTATAAATAATAGTATCTTTAAAATCATCATTTAATCTATCTTTAATTAAAATTAAAAAATACGTAAAATATATGCAAAATTTTTCCACTAAAAATTTAACATAGTTAAACCCAATATTAATTAAATTCCAATCATTTACAAAACTACACATAGGTGTATTGCTTTTCTTGATAAAAAAGGAATGTATATCTAATAATCCTGATAGAATTCTATGAAAATTACTTTTTTCATTTTTAAGATTTATTAAATTAAATATTTTATCATAACCAAACAAATCTAAATACAATATTTTTTTATTAGGTTCTTTATTGAAAATATAAGGATTAACACCATCAATATATTTATTCTCGTATAAAATATTTCCATCAATTAAAAATGGAATATAACAAGACTTTACAATCGTGTTTATTATATCATCTATATTTTTATAAGTTGATTTTACTGGTTTAGTTCCCTTTTTAATATTATTATAAGTAATAAAAAATCTATTATTAATCTTTTCACATATATCTTTTGGGATATGGTCAACTAAATGTTTTTTAAGTTCTTTAATAAAATGTAAATTATATGTTTGTCTAAAATCTTTATTTACTATATCATATAAACTATGCATAAGGTCTAACCCATCTATATAATAAAGAAAAGCTGCAATAGAACCTACACTGCAACCCGATATTCTTTCAATTTTTATATAGTTTCGTTTTTCCATTTCTTTTAAAAAATATAAGGCACCTACAAGATAACTTCCATTAAATACTCCTCCATCTAATACTAAATCAATATGTAATGTGTTTTCGCCATTTTTTATATCATCTGGTAAATTTTCAATTAATTTATTAACATATTCTTGAATCATTTAACTATTATAAAAAAGTATTTACTATTTAATAATAAAACGAAATTTATTAAATAGTAATAATTATAGAAGACCAATATATTTATTTAATTTTCTTATTTTGTAATAATCTTTTCAAAAATTCATTTTCATTTTTATATGAAACATACATATTTATAAGTTCAGCTGGAGAATAAAAATATTCTTTCACTTTTGATAACATAGTTTTATCTATTTTATTACCAAATAAATGCAAATAAATGTCTGATATTACATTATGGCTTGCATTGCTTAATTCATGTGTGATATCAATTCTACCTGGTCTTGTTAATGCTGGATCTAGTTTATCGTAATGATTTGAAGAAATAATTAATATTCTTCCTGGAGTTTCTCTAATTCCGTCCCATAAATTAAGAATATCATCAAGAGTGATAGCTTGGTCGTCTGTTATTGATGGTACTTTGCAGGTTCCTGATTCATTTAACTCACAAATACTCTGTATAACATCACCTATATTAACATTTTTATCTTTTGTCTTTGCATTTGTTTTTTTACTTTTTGTTTTATTTTCTTTATTTCTTCTATCTAAAACAATATCTCCAACACAATCAATATCTTCAAAAACAATAATTTTTTTATTAAATGAAATAGAGTTATTTTCATTTTTATCATTATATTTATTTTCAAAGAAAAATTGTTCTAATTGTCTTTTAGTTTTGATTGTTTTGAGAGACAATATAATTATATGACGATTAGTATAATTAGCAAGAGCTTTTATAAATGATGTTTTACCTGTTCCAGGAGGTCCATGTAAACCAATACCGAGAGAATATGGAATGCCTTTCTCAATATACCAATCGCGATTATCTAAAAAATAATTTATTTTTGCCAATATTTCTGATTTTCCATCAAAAAATATATTAGTAAAGTTTCTATAACTTTCAAATAAATCTTCTCTCCAACAATCTAAAATACATTCATCATCCTCTTTAAAACTAACTTTATCAAGAGTATAAATAAACCTTTTGTTTCCTCGATTCTCTTTAATAGAGGATAAATATTTATCAGTAATATTATCTACATAATTTTTTAAATAACTAACAGAATACTTATATGAATAAATATTTATAGTAATTTTATCAGTTTTAGTACTAACTTTTTCTTTATCATCTCTAGTTTCCTCTTGTTCAATTTCTGCTTTTACAAAAATATTATCATCTATTATAAAATGTTTATTTTGATAAACCATAAAAATATCAAGATTTTTTCTTCTGTCCTCTGTTTCACCTGATGATTGAAAATTACTATGTGCTTCTTTGATACGATAAATAGTTTCGTTTTTTTCTATATTTGAAATAATATAATTCCAAATAGCTTTAAAACGGTCACTATATATAGATGATGTTGTATGAGCTGAGGAATATGCATTTGTTACACAACTTCTTTTACCTTCAATAACAATTGTATATTTTTTATAGAAAAAACTTTTTAAATCATCAAAACTCATTTTATAAAAAATCCTATCAATACTGTTTTCATAAATATAATTAACTATATAGCCAACGCTACTAATCATAATTGTTGAAATTATTGCATCATAAACAGGATTTCCAGTTTTAAAAAAATTAAATAAAATCATTCTATTTATATTTTCGTAGTTTGATTGAAAAATGCCTATAAATTCCCTCATTTTTAATTTATATAACTCTTTAAATACGTTTAAGCTATTTGGTTATATTTTATTTTTAAAATACACCAAAATGTGTTGAAATTTTATTAGTTAAATAAAATAATAACCCAAAAAGAACACTTGTAAACACAAACCCATTTATATTAAGATTTCCATCATTTGAAAATAAAACAGGGAAATAACTAAATAAAAATTTTCTAAAAAAGGGCAATTGGAATAAGAAATAAAGAACGGCTAGTAAAAGAGGAGCTTGAATTTCATTATACATATCATCTAAAGAGTTTTGCCTTTGTGTATTTTTATTGTAATCATTAACCATATCACTAGTTTGCTCATAATTTCTAATATAATCAATATTTTGAGGAGGTGGTGGAACATAATTAGGTTGAATATAAGGGTCTGTACTGTGTCCAGATGTTGTCATTGGAATATCTCTAGATGGTAATTGAGTTGCTCCAGTTAAACTAGCTTGTTGAAGTCCATTTACAATTTGGCTAATAGTTCCTTGGTCTAAACTTAAGCCTCCTGCTCCAGGTCCAACTTGAGACATTTGAGATGGAATTGCTAAGTTTTCAGAAGCAGTCATTGATATATTATTACTTACATTTCCTCCGCCAACTGGGTCAGTTGGCAAATCTAAAATACTAGTTGATTCGCTCATAATTATTATAAAGAATGATTGATTATAGTAATTACGCAAAGTTTTAATCAAATTCAATTGTTTTTGAATTTATGCTACATTTTGTTGCTACAGGATTATATTTTACACATTTATCTCCACTTTTATATATTTTATTATTAATTTGCTCTAAAGGAGGAGCATGAAAAATTAAACAATCTTTATTTTTACATACTGTTCTAAATAAAGAAGCTAAACCAAAACCTAATAATATTGACATTATTATTTTTCCATTTTCAGTATGAACAAATTTTCCAAGATACATTCCCATTATATATTAGATGAGTTATTTATTTATATAATAAATAATAATTTATTTTATGATTGTATTGGTATAGTAGATATTTTTGATTCATCCTTTGGACAGTCTACAAATTCTTCTTCAAAATAAAAACAATTATCTGCTTTATCTTTGAATAAAACCTTTCCAACACTTTCTGGACTAGGATAAATATATATTGTTTTCATTTCTGGTCCTAATATATATATAAAAAACAAGCCAATTGCAAAACTAACCAAAAAAATAGGGATTGAAATATAATTTAATAGCATATATAATTTATAAATAATTTAATTTAAAAAAATCCTTTATTAAATCCTACTTCTTTTGCAACAAGGTCGTTCATAGCATTTCTTAACATATTCCAATTTTTTACACCATCTTTAACTGAGTAAAATGTTAAATATGTTTTTTGTAGAGAAATTGGTAATTTCTTAAATTCATCATTATAAATTTTAACTCCAAAATCGTATCCACCATCAGGTAATTCTTGAGGTGGTATTTTTAAATTATTAGGTTGTGTAAATTTATATCCATATTGTTTATTTTTTGTATTTATATAATTCATTAAAAACTCTTTCATCCAGTCATTATCGGTCATCAAAACATTTTTAAGCTTTTGAGGCATTCTCTCCCATAATTTTTGATATTCTGGGATATTCCATTTAATAACTCCATCTTCTAATTTTGGTTCAGGTTCTTCTGGTTCTTTAATAGATTCACTTGATTCATCAGACTCAATAATTAATGCTGGTTTTTTCTTTGTCATAGCCTTAAGACCTACATCATAAGCTGCAACTTTATTTGTAAAACTACAATAACTTAGGTTTTGAATGCTATATTTATTTTGAATTAAATTACATGTATTTAAACTATCATCGCTCCATACCATTGTTTCATTATATTTTAAATTTCTAATTTTATTAAATAAAGGTTCTAGAATTGTTGTATATATAGTTACAGCATCATGTGCATATTGAAGATTATCAGTTTCATTCATTTTTTTAATGCATTTTTTTATTTCTTGAATTTGTATATAAGATTCTGTTATAGATTCTTGAAGCTCTAAATTTTTTTTCTCATTATCAACAATACTATTATAATTTTCAAGATATATTTCATATAAAGAAGAATAATGACTAATTGTTTCTTTTAATTCTTCAAATTTTTCTAATACCTCATCTGTTTTTAAATAACCAAAAAGTAATTTATTTTTATCATCTATTATTTCATTTTTTGCGTCTGTAATTTCTTTTTGTATTTCGTTTAAAAGGTCTGTGAAAAATTCATATTTACCGATTTGGATTTTAATATTTAAATTACAAGGGTCTGCAATTATTCCACATGTTGCACTATATTCTCTATATGGTTCAGATTCATCTGTTCCCTTAAAATAAGTTATTTTAAAATTGGTTCCTCCTGGTCTTTGACAATTTATACATTTAGGTTTTAGTTTGAGGTACTCTGAACGTTTCTCTCTATTACTTAAAGTTGAATTATTAATAATTTTTTTTTTATTATCCATAACTTTTTTTTCATAATTCCTTTTAAGTTTAAAATATTCATTTAACGCTTCTTTAACATCTGGTATTACATTTTCTGGTTTTTCTGAAGGGGTTTCTACCGACGTAGATTTTTTAGTATTTTTTTGTTCTACATTATTATTATCACCAGATGATGTACTGGATAATTTTCCAAAAATAGAGTATAATAAATCGTCATCTACTTCATCCATTATATATTATATTTTATATTATATTTGTATTTTTAAATTAATATATTTGTTTAGAATGTATAATATCATATTCACTATCCCAAGCGGGCAAACCAGTTATCAATTCTTGATGAGCTGTACGTTTAGCCTCTTGAAAAATTTTAATTTTTGACAAAATATATTGTTGTTTTTCTTTATTTTTTCTTTCTATTTCAACTGGAGTTAAACGACCTTTATATTTATAAAGTAAAATTAGTCCTAAAATAATCAAAAATCCTATAAACAATCCAATATTAAATACTAAATTATGAAAATTATCTCTAGCAATATGACATTGTTTTAGAGTTTGATGTAAAAAATATTTAACGCCTGGTTCTGTAAGTACTGGTTTAGAGAAGTCATCAAAGTCCATAATAAATATAGTTAAATTTATAAATTAAATTATACATATTATCTATATGGCTAGCTCTTATTTAAATATTGTAACTTTTTTATTAACAACATTATTTTACTATTTGGCAATAAAACCTAGTTTTACTTACGAAATATCAGTTGACCCTAAAAAACACAAAGAATATATTAGCAGCAATTATATGTATTTAGCTGTTTATTTATTATTAGTTATGGTTATTCAATTTATGGTTAATGCATCAATAATATCTTCTAATTGTGGTGGCAACATAACAGAAAATATGGGTGCAGCTGGTGTTTTTACATTTTTACCATGGACCTTAATTTTTGGAGTTGTAATATTAATTTTAACAATTTATCCTGGTTTTAAGAGTGCATTTTCTGATGTTGTAGGATATTTTTGGATTTCAAGTTCTGCTAACAAAATAATAACTGAGTTATTGGTTGACCAAAATATACAAAAGAAAATAGACTCAGATACTACTTCAACACCCGAACAAAAAGAAGCTATGCAAAATGCAGCAGATGCAATTATTAAAATATGTGGAAATACTTCTGTTTTAATCAATCAAATTGTACCAACTAATTTTGATTCTTATTGGAATATTTTAACGCCATTGATGAAAGATAGATACAAACAAGGAGGGGCTGAAGCTGATGATATTAAGAAAGAATTATTTGAAATAGTAGTTTCTAGAGACAATGTTGGTGAAGCAATGTGGTACATTTATACTGGTCTTTTATTAACTTCACTAGTTCAACTTAAAATAACAACAAGAGGTTGTGTCAATAACCCTAAAACAATGGAACAAAATTATCAAAAGTTTTTGGCAGCCGAACAAGAAGCAAAACAACAAAAAGAATTGGCTACAAGTACAAATTATACAATTACAAGCTAAAACCTTTATATTATTGTTAATTAATTTAAAAGCATAATGATTTAATATATACATATTAAATAACTATGGAAGATGATTGGGAAGACTGGGAAAATGAAAATTATTCAATTCCTATTTTAAATTCAGAACAATTAAAACGATTAGAAGAAAGAAAATTAGTTGAAGAATCTGATAATAAAATAGCAAAACAATTATTTGGACACGAGGAACACGAAGAAGACGAAGAAGAAGAGGAAGAAGACATTTCATTACAAAATCAAACTCTAAATAACAATAAATTATTAAAGCCTATTAGAAATAAAAAAAATACTGTTAATAAACAAAAAGAAAATGAAGAAAAAATGAAGGAAAAATCAAAAAAATTTAAGGAGGAAAAAGAAAAAAAACAAAATGAGAAAGAGTTGTTTGGTGAAGCTGAGGGATATGACGAATATGATGAGTTTGCAGAAAAATTTTATTAAAACAGTTTAGGATATGATATATAATACATAACAGCTAAATAACATAATATTCCTAAAACTAAAGATAACAACCAAATTGGTAAAATTGTTTTATTTTTATATCCAATACCAAATTCTCGAATACTTCCGTCTTTATTATAAAAACAAGCAGGTTTCATCATTTGAATAAATCCAAAAACAATAATAAATAATACAACTGATACAAGTGTAATATTTTCTCTAATATAGTTTCTGTACATCTTATATATTATAATAAACAAATTTTTATTATTATATCGAAATAATCTTCTAAAACTTATTTATCCGATTATTTAATTGTCATCTTGATAGTCTTGATACTCTTCTTCAGGAGCTCCTACACAATCAGTATTACCATCATAATATGTTTCATTCATGTATGCCATATCATATACTTCTTCGTCAATTTCTCCTTCAACTTCTTGTTGTTCTAAATAGTCATCAAGCAACATATTTATATTTTCATCTGTTGCGTCAACATTTTTCTTTCTAATTTTTCTCTCTGCTGCTTCCATTTTGTCTCTAAAATCTTGCTCTTCGTCATAAAAATCCTTATCTAATGTTGTTAATCCCTTCAACATACCTTTACTATACATTCCAAGTTTATTAATCTTAAGAATTGTATCAGCATCACGTTCCTCATCCGTCATTTTCTTAAGTCTATCTGTGACCATATCTTTCTCTCTTTCACGTAATTTAAAGACTCTATCTTGGATTTCTTCATATGATGTATCAATTGTATCTTTTTGATTATTTAATATATCAAAAAAGGCAATAATTAATTCAGTCGTTTTTTGCCTTAATTCTTTCTTATTACCTGTTAACAATCTCGTATCTGTTTGTTTTCTAGAGCTCATAGATAAATCAATTCTAGTTTCAGTTTCTTCAAGAAATTCAACTGCAAAAATATCTGTAACTTCAGTTTCTTTTCTAACTTCAGACACAATCATTTCTTCTTCATCTGATAAATCAATATAATTAATAAATATACGAAGCAAATAGTATTCAAATAAAAATCTACTAGTTCTTTCATCAAATACAGGTTTTATAGTTTTTTCTTCATCAATTTTTATACTTGTAAAACTAGGAGTAGCATTTGCAATTTTGACCAAATTTTTTGATGATTTTTGTATTGTTGTTAAAACATTTTGCAAAGTTGGATTTCCATAAAAACTCTTTAATTTTTCATAATATTCACTAATATATTTCTTTAATTTAGTTGCATGATTTTTTGAAAAACCGTAATAGTTAGGTATATGAATATCATCATATTTTACTTTGTTCAAAATAATATTTGGGAAAATACTGACAAAATTGTCAATAAAAGTTTTATAAAAATTAACAATATTATACAGTTTATCGTCAGAAATTTTAATATTTTCATTTCTATTTGAAGAATCTGCTGACCATGTAGACAAATTTTTAATTGTTTTAACCATTTTTCTTACTGAACTTTTTGATACATTTGAACCTGAGTTTTGTTCAACAAATTCAATTATTTCATTTTTCATTCTATCAATATTTCTTTGTAAGAAATTATTTAAATTTTTAACTTCTTGTGTATAATTTTCAGTTGCAATATCAAATGTATCGAGAGAATCTTTAATTAAATCTCTTAATGATTTTTCAACTACTTCATCATTCTCATCATCTATTGACTCTAGTAATTTTATAATTTTTGTAATAGAAGAAATTTCAGGTGCATCTATATTAACATTTATAATATTATGTTGTCCAACTATTTGAAGCATCCTTAAAAATTGTTCATTTGTATAATTTCTTCCGTCTTCTTTAAGCCTTTGGATTATTCTATCTAAAGAGTCATTTGGGTTTATTAACCCAGTTTCTGGTTTGCTAGTACATATTGGAAGTAAATCTTCAGGAATAGGAATTAATGATTTAAATTTGCAAAAATAAATAAATGACATATAAATTGTTTTTTCGCTGAATTCATTAAGTATTGCAGGATATTTATTTTTTGTGTTTATATCACTATAAAATAATCCACCTTTTGAATAACTTAATATATCTTCACACATGTTTGATAATTGTGTAACAATTTGATTATATTCAACAATTCTTGGGTCTCTTTTTGCAAAATAACTTATTGTTGAATCTCCTTCATTGCTTTCACAACACGCGTTTTCAAGATAAGGTTCATTTCCAGAAGTATGAAGAATTAAAGCATGTTTTTTAACTATTTCTTGGATTCTCTCAATTAAAGCTAGAGAGAATTGTATTATTTTTGATTGTACGACAAGTATTTTTTCTCTTTGATTAATTGAACCAGACCTTAAATCTGATAATAAAGATTTTTTAAATTCAGGTGAAATATTTACAAGATGTTTAATAGTATATTTTACAAGAGGAGGAAGAAATTGAGACCATTTTGCAATATCATGTTCTTCAGGAATTTCTGTAGAAGGATTTGTAAGTAAATATTCGGTTTTTTCTTCAAATTTTCTTTTAACGTCAGGGCTAGCCATTAAAACGTCATCAATAGAGGCTTTAATTCTATTAATTACAACTTCTTGTTTTTTACCCTTTAATACATTCCAGGGTTCACCAGATTCTCTTATATCATAAGCTACACAACCTAAATAAGCCAAACTACTTAAATCACCGGCTCCTTCAAAAGGATATCCTGAAAATGACCTAATGCAACCTGGATGGGTTTTTCTTGTCTTGATAGATGGAATAGATGTTTGAACCGCAATTAAAAACATGCCAAATGTGTAGTATAAAAGAGCTGAGTTATAAAAATCTATATAAGAAATCATTTTTTTTCCCTTTTCGGCCATCTCTCTAACTTTTTGTTTATAATCGCTTTCAGTTTCAACTGTTTCTTTTATTGAAGCTAATACCGTATTGATAATAAATTCCTTTTGAGTTTCAATATTTATACCCATTGCAATAGATAAAGTATTTACTATATTATTTATCATTTTTGTGTCAGGAGTATCGTATTTTATTCCAGATTTTGCCAAAGCAGAAATAATTTTGTTTCCAGCATCTTCTTCAAAAACAGCTCTAGATGAAACCTTAAATCCTTCTTCATAACCTTCTTCTATATCAAAATCAATTGGACAAATAGACCAACCAGAATATTTATCAACCCACCAATCTCCATCATCACTTAATGTTCCTATTTGAGATTTTACAATATCTAAATATTTTACGTATTCATATTGACCTTCAGTTATAAATGAATCAGCTAAATTATATACAAAACATGGTAATAATGGTACATTTGATTTAATGCAATACAACCAATGGTCTGATTCTTCTTCATTCAATGGACCAAACCCTTTAATAGCTTCTCTCGTATATGAATTTGTAAACTTAATAATATCTGTTTGTTTCTTAACAAAATCTCTTTGTCCAATAATTAAATTAAGTAAAGGTTTATAAGGAGATACCGGCTTGTCTTTCATATAATCTTCAGCATTTGCTCCTAATTTATATTTTTGATTATTGTATTTTAAAAATTCATTTGTTTGTATTTTTGTTAATATAGCAATTAGCGAGTCATAATATTCAAATTTTTGAGTAATATCATTTTTTAATTGTTCAGTATTTATTTTATATTTTGTGTCAAATTCACTAATTATATCTTTTAAAAGTTTAGTTTGAAGCCCTAATTCATTTTCCTTGTTGCTTTCACATTTGTCTCCATTTTCTGTTGATACATTTATACACTGTTTTTGTACATCACATAAAATTGAAGGTTCATCTGTATTTATATTTTCTTTATTTATTTCCTTATCTAAAACCCATTTATTGTCTTGACGAATATAAAATTCAATTTCATCAGCTGCATTTGCTTGGTATCCTTTATATAAAATAGCAAATTGACCATCAATTACTTTCTTGTGTCCATCTACTAAAGTATTTGCTAGATATTCTGCTTCTTTTTCTGTCATCCTTTTCTTTTCCATTAAATCTTTTGTTATATGAGCTCTTAACTCTTCGGGAGACATTGATAAAACTTGTTTTTCATATCCATCTTTATCACTTTCCAATACACCATAATTTGTTTTATCATATTTTTTATCAAAATAAACTGTTTTATCATCATCTGCTTTTAGCTCATCAATAGATTCATAGTATTTTGCAATTACAACTGTTTTACATTTTTCTTCTTCTTCTTCACTCTTGAGTTTTTTGTCAAATTTATTTTTTTCTTCATCAAAAAGTGTTGAAAATTCACTAGGAAACATTAATGGAAAATTTTGAAGAGAAATAACAGTTGTGTATAATTTTGTATAATCTCTCAATATCATTTTTCTTAAAATTTCAGAGTTTGTTAAATTATCTGTATCTATTTCATAACTATCTGTAACATTGCTGCGAAGTTTTTGTGTTATTGCGTCTATAAGTGAAAATGCCCTTGAAAAAATAATATTTTCATTTTTAAATTGTCCTAATGATTTGAACAATCTTGAACGCTCAACAAAATTAATATTATGTTCAGAAATTTTTTTATCTATAAATCCAATAATTTCTTCGTATTGCATAAACGTTAAATCGTCTGAATAAATTAAAAATGGTTCTAGATAAGAAACAACATCTATTATTGATAATTTACCATTAATATATTTTTTCATTAAATTAAATAAAATTTTTGTTTTTGGAATAATATTTTTTACAAATTTTTTATAAATTTCATGTCTAGAGATACCTTTTAATTCATCGCTTTCATTTAAAACAAAGTTTTTAATATTGTTTGCGAAATTTTGTTCATTAAATTCTATTTCATTATTATTAGTAATATCTACAAAATTAACATTTACGTTTGTGTTCTTTTTAAGAAGCTGCCAATAATTTAAAAATGATAAATTCAAATTTGCCTTATCTAGAATATTTGTTCCTGGAAGATTAATTTTTGAAAATCTTATTACAGGCTCTGGTAAAGTTATAAAAGACTTAATAGACAAAACATCATTATTTGTAATATTTGTTCTTACAGTAACAAGTTTTGCACTAGTCGAATCAATAGTATCTAATTTAGTAAGAGCTGTATTATATTTTTGTATAACAAATCTTCTATTTCTGATTGTATTATTACTGAATATTGATGAATACATTTCTTCTAAATTATCAATAATTGTATTGATATCTGAAAAAGTTTGTTTTTCACTAATTATTCCATTAGTATTTTCATCATCAATTAAATTAAATGGTGTAAAAAAAGGGCTTAAACTTGAATATAATGCGGCATATTTGTTTTGTTCATTAGGTAAATCATCAGACTTATATTTTTCAATTAGGTCTTTCATTTCTTTTATATTTGTATCCAAATCTATATTTATTATATCATTATTTTCTTCATCGATATGCTCAACATTATAAACTTTTTTAATATTTTTTACAATAGGCATTATCCAATATAAATTTGTTTTGAATTTATTAAAATATGAAGTTAGTGGTTTAAATGTAGCTTCTTTAATCAAAACACCGTCTACATTTCCATATTGGTCAAAAAATGAAAAGTGTTCTCTCAATTGTTTAAATCTTTCAATCATTATGTGAATATTGTTTAAAACTTTGGGGGTTCTTTGTGAATTTGGAATTGTAGATAAAAGCTCATCAAGTAAATCACTTACTTGAGTTTCAATACTATATCTTTGACTTTTCGATGCTACATCTTCATACTGTACAATAGGACCAAATACTTCTTCACCAAACTTAACTTGGTCAGCTTTAACAATAAATTCGCGTATCTGGTCTTTTATGTCTTTAACAGGTACATTTATTTGAATTTTTTCAGGTTCAACAAATCTCTTTTCAGGTTCTAATTCGGGTATACCTTCAACGTCTTGTTCTTTTTCTTCGTGTTCCTCATGTTCTTCAAATGATTCTGATTTTGTTAAGGGTTCTGAAGGTTTACCTCTGATTTCAATTAGTTCAATTGGTAAATTTTCTGGAAGACCCTTGTAATCAAAATTTATATATATTACATCTCCATCAATTGTTTTAATTTCAATCATATCATTCTCTAAATTTGTAATCTCACCAGTTATAATTACAGGATAATCGCCTCCAAAATGAATATTTATCCATTTATCTGGTAATAAATCATTTTGTCTTGCATAACTTGGTGTATCACTTCTGCTTAAAATTGCTATACGAGTTATATTTCCATCACCAATTGTTCCATCGGAAGAAATTGGAACTCTAATTCTTTCTAATGTTTCTGTATTTATTAAATAAGTTTTTGACTTGTCAATATAATCAATAATAAAAGTTTGGTCATTTAGCACATCATTTAATGGATTTGATATGCTTATGACATCTCCTAATTGAAGCTCTAATTTAATATCATTTGGATTAGGTTCTGTTTGATTAGGTTCTGTTTTTGGACTTTCAGCATTTGTTGACATTTTGTTTCTATATTTATAATAGAAATTTTTATACTTAAGTAAAAATCAATATAAAATATAGTTTAAAGACAATCTAATATTTATTATTACTAATAAATGAATTCCGTAAAATATATTTTGTCTGATATCCCTACTTTTAATGACATTGTTAAAAGCAATGATAATAGTATTTCAAATATACTAAAATTAAATAAAGTTGAATGTAGAACTTCTAATAACACTCCATACAAAGTTATTCGATATGACAAGAATTTCTTGAGTTGTGATTTAATTCCAAGTTATGGGTTGTGTCGTTCTGTTATTATTAATAATAATAATAAGGTTGTTGGTTTTGCTCCTCCTAAATCAATTCCTAGTGATGAGTTTATTAAGAAGTATAATGAACAATCAGATGGAATTGTTGCAGAACAATTTGTTGAAGGAACAATGATTAATGTTTTTTGGGATGATTCAATTGGATTAACAGGCGGTTGGGAAATTGCCACTCGAAATACCGTAGGAGCTACATCAAGTTTTTATAAAGGCCCAAGAGCTAAAACTTTCAGGGACATGTTTTTAGAGGCTGCAAAAGCAAATAATCTAGATTTAAATAAATTAGAGAGAGAATTGTGTTATAGTTTTGTTCTTCAACATCCAGAAAATAGAATTGTTGTTCCTTTTAATAAACCTCAATTGTATTTAGTGGCTGTCTATAAAATTATTAATGAGCAAAATAATATTAGTGTTGAATATTACGTACCTAAAGAGTATTTAAAATATTTTAGTGAAATTGGAACATCTGTTAAATTTCCTGATTGGTATGCATTTATTAAATATTCTGATTTAATTGAGAAATATGCTTCTATGAATACTTCATATGATGTAGTTGGTGTTATAATCCATAATAGACACACTGGTGAGAGAACAAAAATTAGAAATCCTGTTTATGAGCAAGTTCGAAATCTTAGAGGAAACCAACCTAAGCTTCAATATCAGTACCTTTGTTTAAGAAAGGAAGGTAAAGTAGGAGATTTTTTAAAGTTTTATCCGGAAAATAAAAAAGATTTTTCAAGTTTCAGAGACCAAGTCCATTTATTTACTGATACGCTTTTTACTAATTATGTTTCTTGTTATATTAAAAAGGAAAAACCTCTAAAAGAATTTTCTGACCAGTTTAGAACTCATATGTTTAATATTCACCAGAAGTATTTGAATGAACTCAGAGAGAAAAAACATTTTATTACAAATACTGTTGTAATTAAGTATGTTAATGAGCTTCATCCATCCTTACTAATGTATTGTTTGAACTTTCAAATGAGAAAGAGAAATGTTAACACTATTGTTGCGGATAGCGATAATATCTAAAAAAAAATAATATTTGTATAGATAAAAATGAGGAGTTTAGGATTTTTAATTAGTGTTTTTGCTATTTTATCAAGAGGAGAAGAAGTTTGTGTTTTAGATAAACCTAAAAACCAATGCATACAATTTACAGTAGGTTCAGGAACAGGATGTGATTGGATGTGTAATTATTGTGCTACTCAACTAGGTACAAATAATTATTATTTTACTGATAATGTATGTACTTATCAACAAGGTCAAGGATGTGTAGGTTCTCCAGTTGCTGGAAAATCTTACACTTGTTGTGCTGTATAAAAAAATTTTTAATTAAATAATATAAATTTATAAATTTTTATATTATTTTTTAACCCTTAACAAACTTTGTAAAATCTTTTTTCAATTTCATATAAACTTGGATAGCATCATCAATACATTCTTTCAAATCACCTTTAATGGTTGATTTTTCTACCGGCTCTTTATAAGATAATCTGATAATACTATAATTATCATGAGGATGCATCTTTTTAAAGCCACAAAATGATAGCTTATTAGTCTCGTAATATTTAGAATATAAGAAATATTCTAATACTTTTCCAATTGTATAGTCCTCATTTTCAAGAATAACATCAAAACAATTTGACATTGTATTATCTGAATTTTTAATTTCCAATTTATCTTGCTCAATAACAGTATTTAAATCGCTAAGATTTGATATTAAAATTCTGCAACCGATATCAACAATTTCATTATTAGTATAAATTCCTACAGAATCAATCATAAAATCAAAACTATCTTTTTTATAAATACGTTTTGCATCAAGCAATTTCCAGTTTGCTGTTTCAAATTTTATTTCTTTTTCATTTTTACCTTCATCTTTCCATGTTTGAATTTTCCTTACTAATTCTGCATCTTGAGCTGCAGTATCGCCTGTAAATCCATATGAACATGTTGAAACAGCATTGAACATTCCATCTTCCTTAGCACTTCCTACATCAAACTCACATGTTAAATGTATCTTTTCACCTGGTATTTCATCAGAAATCCTAGGACGTAATCTTACAAAATCAATAAAGTATCCTGTAGTATCATCTGCTGGGAAAATTTCTCTAATTTTATCTTGAGGCAAAGCCTTTCCAGTAATTAAATCCTTAACTACAAAATGTTCTGTAGTCGCAAACATAATTGTATCAGTATTATTTTCAATATTAACTTCCACAATATAATTTTTAATTGGAAACTCTTCAACATCCTTAATATGAATAGGAATGCAGCTTAAACGCTGTTTTATAATTTCATTATTAAGACGACTTGTATTTGCAATAATATTGCATTTATTCAACTCATTTGGTGTTGTTCTAAAAACAACTAAAGGAATATCAGACAATATTGTTCTTCTAAGTGCATTAGCTAAACTTACATTTACACCGCTAAGTGTAAACCCAAATGAGTGGTCATCAGTTTCAAAAGGCTCAAGGTGTGGATTCATTGTATCTAATATAACTTTATATTTAAATTGAAAATTATAATCATTTTTTTTTAAAAATGAGTTAAATACAAAATTGAATAAACTAAGTATATATTAATATGAGTTGCATTTTATATTATAGTAAATACTGCGAAGTTTCTAAAAAATATTTGCAAATATTATCCAAATCGACTTCTCAAAAAGATATCCATTTTATATGCATCGACAAAAGAGTTAAGGAAGATAATAATAAGACATTTATTATTTTAGAAAATGGACAAAAAATTATTTTGCCTGAGAATGTTACCCGTGTTCCTGCTCTACTCCTTTTAACTAAGGGATACCAAGTATTATATGGTGAACAAATATTGGAATTTTTAAAGCCTAGACAAGAAGTTGAAGTAAGACAAGCAACACAAAATAATATGGAACCTATGGCATTTGCATTAGGAGGTGGAGGTAGTTTTGGTGATGTTGTTTCAGACCAATATAGTTTTTTAGACCAAGCTCCTGAAGATTTAGAAGCAAAGGGAAATGGAGGAATGAGACAAATGCATAATTATGTTGATTTAAATACAGCATTTAGCGGTCAAATTTCTCAGCATGGAGGAAGCGAAGAACACAATACAACTATTAGAGGTGCAAAAAAAATGGGAGATGATGCTTCTAACCAAGTTATGGAAGATAGAATAAGAAAAATGAAAGAAGAGAGAGACGCTGATATTCGAAGTATTACTGGAAATAAACCTCCTATGAGTTTTTAATTACTATTTAATTTATATATTTATAATTTGTTTTTAAATTTATTATAAAAGCAATTTAAAAAGAAAAGAATAAAAATACATAATGACAAATATTTTAACCGCGTTCAATGACCACTTTTCTGATTTTATTAATGATGTACAAAGTGTATTTCCAGAAGACCCTGATATTTTAACAGCAAAAAATGCATTAACTGCAATTAGAAAGGCAAATCCCAAAATGATTGTTAAAATTTGGAAAGCATTTATTGCCGATAAGTACAAAGCAGAGATTGAAGCTGGAGATATTTCCTTTTTTGCTAATAAAGATTATTCCTCAGATGTTTCTGTTTCTCAAAACTCTGATAAAATTATGGAATCTATTGACCGATTAAGAACACCTATCAAAAATATGACTCCTGAAAATCAAGCAAAAACTATGAAGTATATTCAGAATCTAACTAAGTTATCAGAATTATGTGATTAAAATAATAAATAAATATTTAATATTATTATTTTAAGCTCTTAAAACATTTTTTGATACAGCAAACATCTTTCTTTGAATTATATTATAATTATTCAACTTATTAATTAATTTATTTCTTTGTTCAAATGTATAATTTCCTGAATATATTTTTGCCAAAATATGATTTGGATTCATTGTTTCAGTAACCATATTATTAATTGTCATTGTTGAATGGTCTCTTAATAAAACATTGTACAATTTGTATTTATTATAAATTACTTTATAAACACTTGGTATATATTGTACAAGATATTCTGCTCTAACCATTTTTTTATCACACATAACTTTATGGTCTTTTGTTATAATAGTTCTTCTGCTTGGAATATTTGGACCTAAACTATTTCTCTCTATACATATTAAATAACTATCCAAAGGAATTGCTTCTGTAATTGCAACTATTTCTTTTCCTCTAATAGTATGCTTTTTTTTATCAATTTTGTTTATTGGTATCTCTCCTTGGTCAGTTAAAACCGGTGTTCCAGCTGGAAAACATATTGAAACATTTGGTGTTGGAGGTATATAATTATTTAATGTAAATGTAAAAGTATTTATATTATAGGTATATGGTTGTAGGTTTGGTAGACCTCCACTCGTATAACTAAAGTATTGTGAACATAAAACATTTACAGTATATGTATCAATATCTAATGTTCCAAATGTTATTTGTCCGTTTATTAAATTAAATGAAATATTGGTTATAGGACTACTATTTAATGTTGTTGTTGAATAATTATTATATGAAAAGTCATAGTTTGCATCACTTTGGAATAAAACTAATGGTGAGTTAAATGGCGGTAAATATGTATATATGCTTTCCGTGTGGGAATTTGGATTATATAATTGCGCATTAAAAGCTTTTAACAAGTAGTCAGTATTTGGAGCAATTGATATCCAATCTGTTAATGGAGTTAAAACTGAATTAGCATTTGTATCAGACCATGTTGCAGAATTTCCATTATTTGCTTCAGAATAACAATTTATTGAAGTTAAATTTCCAATAGTAGTATTATCATCATTAGAACCCGCGATAATTCCACTGTAAATATATGGTCCAGGACCACTAAGAAAAGAATTACCGCATGTATAACAATTACTTATAGTTATGTTTCCATTTGGAGAAAAGTTATAACCAATTATTCCACCTGGAATAAAACTTGGTGTGTTGCAATTTAAATTAACATTTGTATAACAATTTCTAATAATTATACTACCTGTGCCTCCGATAGTTGCTCCATCAGCAGCATTTGGTCCTAATATTCCCCCAGCAAATTGTGATACTCCTACAAATCCTGAACCATAAGAATAACATTTTTCAATTATTAAATTACCATCATTTGCAGCAGCGTATGCACCAACAATCCCACCACCATAGTTTCTAAGTTCAAATAATGAATAACAATTTTGAACAAGCAAATTTCCACCATTTGCAGCAGAATATGAGCCTACAATTCCTCCTCCAAAAAAAATTAAATATCTACCAACAGCATAACATTTATTGACTACATTATTACTTGCTCCATTTGCAAAATATGATTGACATATAAATCCTCCATCTCCTGTTAATGGATGGATAAGTTGTGATAATGACGAAATAAACCCTATATTTTCTATATAAATATTTGAATTACCTATTGATGTTGATGTTCCATTTTGTATTAAACCAGGATAGGTTAAAGTAGCTAAACCACCAACATTAATTAAACAATTGTTTATTCCTTTAATATTTATGTCATTAGAATCTATAGTAAAATAATCTGTTTCACTTTGTAAAGTAAAATATCCATTCAATTCTAATGTTCCTGGACCTATTATATTCCATGGACTTGAGTATGTAAATAATGTTGCATTATCAAGAATAACTATTCCTCCTCCTAAATTAATATTTGACATATATATATTTAATTTAATTAAAATATATATTTTCATGAGTTTGATTTAAATAAATTACATATTAATTAAATAAATATGACAGAAGAGAGTAAATCAATTCCGGAAGAATTTACAAAGGTTATTAAAGATTTTGTTGGGGACATAAGAACAACGTTCCCCGAGTACGAATCGTTTATTAATAAATGGTGGAAAACAAGAGAACATTTTAATTACATAGATGATGAAGAAGAGAGAAATAGTGTTATTGAATCTTCTGAAAAAAAATCAACTAAATTTTTATTTAACTATTGTCAAAAAAAGTTTCCTCCAAGATTTTTTGATATTTTGTATCAAAATAGTGATATGTTTAAAGAAGATTCTGATATTGATACTGAATTTTTACCAAATATTCATTTCAAAAACTTAATGCAATGTGATATTTCTGATAAAACCAAAAGTACAATTTGGAAATACTTGCAGCTAATCATGTTTTCGATTGTTGGAACACTTGAAAATAAGGAGGCATTCGGGGATACTGCTAAAATGTTTGAAGCTATAAACCAAGACGAATTTAAGTCTAAATTAGAAGAAACATTGTCTCAAATGCAAGGTTTATTTGATATAAGTAGCAATTTTGCAGAAGCATCTGAAGGTTTGGGCTCAGGAATTAATATGCCTGATGCTTCTCAGTTGCACGAGCATATAACTGGTATGTTAGATGGAAAGTTGGGACAATTAGCTCGTGAAATTGCAGAGGAAACTGCAGCCAATTTAAATATGGATTTTGATGATGCAACCGATATGAAAGATGTTTTCCAAAATCTTGTTAAAAATCCTACAAAATTAATGGGATTAGTTAAAACAGTTGGAGATAAATTAGATTCTAAAATTAAATCTGGAGACCTTAAGGAGACTGAATTAATTGCTGAGGCAACAGAAATGATGAACAAAATGAAAAATATGCCTGGTATGGATAATATCCAATCTATGTTAAGTAAGATGGGTATGGGAGGCTTGGCAGGCTTTGGCGGAAAGGTTAATACTGCAGCAATGGAGGCAAATTTAAATCAAAAAATGAAAATGGCTAAGACTAAAGAGAGAATTCGCGCAAAAGCTGAAGCAAATGCAAAGGCAAAAGTAGAAGCACAATTGGCTGCTCAATTACAAGCGCAACAGGCTCAACAACAACCAAAAATGTCAGATGAGGAATTACTTAAATTTATTAATTCTGTAGACAAAGTTGAAAGAACACCAAGAGGGGCTAAGCCAGTACAAGAAAATAACAATAATAAAAAGAAGAAGAAGGGAAAGAAATAAACTTATATAATATATATGGAAGATATTCAAATATATTATATAGCAACACCTAGTATAATCAGTAATTTAAAAAAACAACATATTGAACTAGACCCATTGGTGCGTTTAGGAAACAAAACATTTGAGGAATTAAAAAACATAATTAATACATCACAAGAATTTTGTAGAGATGAAAAATCTATAACTGTAAATCATTTAGTTAATTCGTTATCATCAAACTTTGTTTTATATGCTGAAAAAAATAATGAAGTTCTTGGAGTTTTAATATTTATGTTTAATGAAACTAGAAGCGGAGATAAATTTATTAATTTTGATGGAATTTGTTCACCTAAAATGTATAGTGGTTTAGGTATTGGACACAATTTAATTGATATGCTGATAAGAATAGGAAAGTTTAATGGTATTAATTACATTAAATTAGAATGCAAAGGTAATATTATGAATTATTATAAAAAGCTTGGTTTTGTTATATCAGAACAAAAAATAACATATGATTCAGATGAAGATTCTGATGATGAAGGTGAACCATATTATTACATGACTTTAGATTTATTGACAGCATCTGGTGGAAAAAGAAAAAGAAAGACAAAACAAAATAAAACAAAAAAAAACAAAAAATCTAAAAAATCTAAAAGAAAACAAACTAGAAAACGCTAATTAATTTATTAAATAAATTAAATAAAAAAGGTTTAGAATAATATGATTTTAATATATATGTTCAACGAATACGAGTCTTCTGGAAAACATATGATTTGTGATTTTAAGGGTATAGAAAACACAGAACTATTAAATAATTGCTGTGAATTAAATTTATTGTTAAAACATATTTGTGAAACAAATGATTTCCAAATATTAAATGAAATTGAACATAAATTTGAACCAATTGGTTGCAGTATATTATTTTTATTATCTGAATCACATATATCTATTCATACATTTCCTGAAAAAAATCATATGTCGTTTGATATTTATACTTGTAGACAATATAATGATGATGAAGTATATAAAAATATTTATGCTTTTTTGGTAGATAAATTAAAAGCATCACCTAATAGTTTATGTAAAATAATTGACCGTTTTTTTTGACATTTTAATAATGATATTTTAATGCCAAATAATAGTTTTTAACAAACTTTTTTAAAAGATTTATATATATATAATGACAATACAATTTTGGTCCAATGATCCTACAGTTTTATTTAATAAAGAATATATATTCGAATTATGGCCTACAACGGATATGTGTTATGAACAAAAGCTAAATGCTATTACAAGACTGGTAATATTAATAACTATTTTAGGATATATTTTAACAATGTCTCAAAGAGTTTTGATGGTTGGTATTTTAACATTATTGGTTATTTTTGTACTATTTAAGATGAGAAAACAAAAAATAACAAAAGATATGTTAAACGAAGGATTTGCTGTTCAGGGAAATAATGCAACTGGAATGTTTGATAAAACAAAAGGCTCTTATGTTAATCCTGTAACTTTAGATTCGGTTTTAAAAACAGAATTCAAAGATGGAACAAAAAAGAATCCATTTAGCAATGTTCTATTGACACAAATTATGGATGACCCAGAGAGAAAAGCTGCACCACCTTCATTTAATGTTGATGTTGATGAAGATATAACAAAAAATGTTAAAAGAGCTGTTCAGATGATGAATCCAGGAATTAAAAATACAAATAAGCAGTTATATGGAGACCTTTATCAAGAATTTGACTTAGACCAATCAAACCGTGTTTTTTTTAGTACTGCAAATACTAGAGTAACGAACGACCAAACTGCATACAGTCAATACCTATATGGAACAATGCCATCAGGAAAAGAATCCACACCAGAAGGCGCCTTTGCAAGAGTACAAGACAACTACAGATACACACTTTATTAAAAAATTGTTGTCTTATTTTTATTTTTTATATAATTAATTTAGTTTTTAAATATATAAATTTATAACCTACTTAAAGAGAAATACTACATTTTGTAGGAAAATTTGAATTTTAAGCTCAAAAAAGTTCCCTTCAGGTGTAGTGATGATTTTTAAAATTTTTCGGGAAAGTTTTTTCAAATTTCTGAAAATGGACAAAAAAAATGTCCAAAATTGAAATATCCAAAATCTTTATGTCAAATATTAAACTTTGAGACCATAATTGAATTTTTTGGTCTCATCACAAAAAAAATAATTTTAATTTTATTACGATAATTTTTTTATTAATTTTTTTTAAAAGGATTTAGGGATTTTTTTTGTTAACTAATTATACTAATAATGTTAACATGTTTATCCCAAAAATCCCATAACTTTTTTTGCGAATATTGTGAATACATAACTGATAACAAAAAAGACTATGACAAACATCTTATGACACTGAAACATTCCAAGTTAACATCTGTTAACAAATCGTTAACAAAAAATCCCAAAAAAAATGAAAATACTGAAATTTTTTCATGCCAACAATGCAGCAAAGAATATAAATCACGCGTTGGTTTATGGAAACATAAAAATAAATGTACAATTAAAAAAAATAATGATTTAATACCAAATGAACCTTCAGATAAAGACCTTATTATGATTTTAATTAAAGAAAATTCTGAACTAAAAACAATGATGCTAGAACAATCCAATATGGTTATGAAAGTGCTTGAAAATGGCACACATAATAATAATTCACATAATACAACAAATTCACATAATAAAGCTTTTAACCTAAATTTCTTTTTAAATGAAACATGCAAAGATGCAATGAATATTATGGACTTTGTCGATTCAATTAAATTACAACTTAATGATTTAGAAAAAGTAGGCGAAATTGGCTATGTTGAAGGTATTTCAAATATCATAACAACAAATCTTAAAGCTTTAGATATTACTCAAAGACCTATTCATTGTACAGATAAAAAGAGAGATGTTTTATATGTTAAAGATGAAGATAAATGGGAAAAAGAAGCTGAAAATAAAAATAAATTAAGAAAAGCTATTAAAAAAATAGCATCAAAAAATCAAAGACTTATACCAGATTTTAAAATAAAACATCCTGATTGTGGAAAGGCTGCTTCAAAATTTTCAGACCAATATAATAAGATTATTGTTGAATCAATGGGAGGTTCAGGAGATAATGATGATGAAAAAGAAGATAAAATAATTAAAAATATATCAAAAGCTACAATAATTGATAAAACCGAAGAATTAATATAATATTTGACATTTAGAAAGACAATATTTAATATTAATTGTTTAAAAAATAATGTATATTATAATATATAAATGGCTAATGTTTCTAGTTATACCTTTCAAAATATGAGTCGTATTGGTTTAGATGACTGTTGCAAATCTCAAACTGATATGCAAAATGTTTCTTCCTGCAATTATATGACACAAAATTTTTTTGCATCTGATTGCTCAATGAAAAATCCTATTGCTTTAGCTACAACTCAACCAGGTATTATGTATAATGGTGGTTATAATTCTGGTGCTGGAGGATGCAATATTGATAACTCATCCAAACTTTTAATTGGTTCTATCCAAACACATCCTAGATGCCATATTGATTTATTCCAACGTCCATTTGCTACTGTTCCTTATTTAGGACGTGGTTCTGTTAATCCTATTATGGAATCACAAATTCAACAAGGTGAGCAAATTGTTAACAAGAAAAGTACAAGCAATCTTAGTGAGAAAAGTTATATTAAATACCACCAAACACCTCTTCTACCTGCTGTTCAAGAGAGAATTAGCAATCCTGCTAATCAAATTGAAAATGTTGCATCTGATGGTTGGGTCCGCGGTGGTGTTCCTTCACGTGAATTAACTCGTGATGGTGATTATTTCAATAAACATTCTACTTATCAATATGTTTAAAAATATTTAAATAATATATGTACAAAAATAAATATATTATTTTGTTATTATTTTTCATAATCCTTTTTTGTTTAAATACTTCAATTAATTATTACAAAAAACATGTAATTATAAAAAAAATTATTGAAGAATGGGTAAATAAAACAGGAGGTGGATATATTAAATTAGATGATGATGGAAATTACGAAGGAGATTATTATTTATCTCTAAGTAATTTTGAAAATAAGGATTCGCATATACATTTAATTACAAATTGTATTCCAGGTAATTTATGTTATCTTCCTAAAAAATATGATAATCATTCAAAATTATACATTATCAATATTAATAGAAACCCAAATGATATTGTGGATGAGATGATTAAAAATTTGTATTATTACAAAGATTAAAACATAAAGATAAAAATAAAGTTAAAATAATGTATAACACTAAAATTGTATGCACATATAACACATCTGACGTTTTTTTAGAATCTGATAATATTACTGATGAAGAAAAAGGATTTATACGTGATACTATTTATCGACAAGAACTACTTAATATTTTAGGGATGGATGATTATAATGAAAATGAAATGGATAAAGCAATAAATGAACTGTATGAGAAAGTAAAAGAAAACAAAGAGCTCAAGGAATGCATGGTTAAATTAGCGGCTCATTTTATGAGTATTGATGAAACATTTGGTCTTATGATTATGTTTGCATATGATTATATGTATTTAACGCATATTTGTATTAGTGAATTTATAGATACTGGTAAAATTAGTGAAAAAAATATGTGGAAATTAAAAGCTGCAGTATTTTAATTATTTGCATTTTATTTATACTTTTTTTTTAAAAGTATATATAAATGGCGTCTACACGTAATAGAAACACTCCTGGAAACTATTGTTTAGAAGAGAAACAATACAAACAAAACGAAAATTATACATTATATCCTAATTCACAATATGGAGCTGCTTATAATACAAGATTACCAGGTAATGGATTGCTTGCAGGTCAAGTTCCTTGGAATAAATTATCTTATAATGCAGCTGACACTGAATCATTTTTATTTGGTATTAATTCTACCAATTTAGTTAACCCTGCACCATGTTTTGTTCCTGAAATAACTAAATTATCCACAGCAAATATTTACGAAAAAGGTTCTACATTTATACCAGAACCTTTAGTGATTGAAAAGAATCAAAGACCTTTTCCAATTCCTAATTAAAATATAATTTAATAAATATAAATTTATTAATTTAAAATATGTATACTTTTTATATATAAATGAGTAATATAAATGCAAAAAATATAATAAGTGAAAATATTACAGTCACAAATTTGAATGTTACTTATATCAATGGCGCACCATATGTTCCTAATCCATGTAATAATCCTTGTAATAAAGGAGGATATTATGTAGCTTGTCCAGATTGCGATTATGCTGGACCAGATGATTGTGATTGTGGAAATACATGTGATTGGTGCGATGGAGAACCTTTTGTTCCTGATGAATGTGATTGTTTTGTGCCTTGCAATAATGGGGGTGGAGGTGGTGGTGGACCAGGTTCAACTGGACCTACAGGAGCATCAGGTGGAGGAACAGGACCAACTGGACCCGATGGAACTGCAGTAAATACTGGAGCAACAGGAAACACTGGGCCAACTGGACCAACAGGACCACTAGGAATCGCATTGGGTGAGGTTTTGTACTTAAATTATACACAACAACCTGACCCTTTAATTGGACCAGTGTTTCCACCTTATAGATTGCTAAGTTTATATAATTATTATGACCCAACAGTAGGAACAATAGTAGCCGCTCCAGGCGAAACTGAATTTACGAATTTTGCAACATATATATATGACTTAAATACGTCATTTATACCAGAAGGTTATTGGCAGTTAAATATTTTTATAAATCCTAATAGTTCATTAAATTTAAACTTCACAAGCTTATATTTTAAAATTTTTGGAGGAACAACTCCAACAAGCGAAATGTTATTAGCCGGACCTTCTGAACCGCAATTAATAACAACTAATACTGGAGTACCTTATATACTTGTTTCAAAATTATTTGTTCCGTATACAGATATCCATTCGTATTCTTATATAAATGTTAAATTATACGCTAATAATATCGACTCTACAACTCATCAATACGGTGTTTATTACCAAGGCCCCTATTATTCTTATATGAACTCATCATTTGGTATATTTGCTCCAACCGGACCAACTGGACAGACAGGACCGACTGGTTTTACAGGACCGACTGGAGAAACAGGACCAACTGGAGAAACAGGACCAACTGGAGCAACTGGACCAACAGGACCAACAGGACCAACAGGACCAACAGGACCACTTGCTATTGCTGCGGGTTCAATCATATATTTGAATTATGGAATACCAGCAACGTCGCCAATTCCACCAAATCCACCAATAACATATAACGAATTGTCTTTTTTTGAGAATAATCCGACAATATTTGGTGCTGGAACAAATTCTCCTGTGGCTCCATTTCCTGGACAGTCCTTTACTATATTTTCAATAAATTTAAGTCAACTTGGTGTAACATTTATACCTGCAGGGTTATGGAGAATGCATTATTTTGCAACAGCAAATGACCCAGCAGGAGCAGGATTTTTATATACTTATTTTGAATTATATAAATGGAATACTGGTACATATCCAGGCAATACTGTATTGATTGGTACTTCTTCAACAGCTATAATTGGTTATACACCATTTCCAAATTATCTTGAAAATGTAATGGATTTAAATGTACCCTACACAAATTTGGAACCTTTATCTGGAGATGGAGGCCTTTATATTATAATTTACGTAAAAAATTCTGATACTGTTAATCATCAAGTTAATTCTATGTTCAGAGCATATGATTTTTATTCATACATAAACACATCATTTGGTATTATGGGTTATACTGGACAAACAGGACAAACAGGACCAACAGGCTCAACAGGAATGACAGGTGCTCCAGGAGTAGTAATACAATATACTTCTACTATTGTGAACTTTCAAGATGTTTTAAGACAAAACCCATCACTATCTCAGGAATATCCAGGAGTTCCTATTAATTGTTATGAATGTGGTTCTTATGGATACTCTTTAACTATTCAACCTCAAAGCATTTTAAGTAATATAAAAGTTCAATTTAAAGTTAAATACCAAACAAGTGATACTGTAGGAACAAGATTGACATTAGGTATAGTTTATTCAACTGATGGCGGTTCAAATTATTCACTTTTGGCTCAAGATAAAATTTGCGGAACATATAATGCTTCTGGTCCTCTTATAAATACTTATTCGTTTGTCTATATGCATAATCCAAGTACTACAAATAATATTATTTATTCATTATTTTTTCAATTAGAAAATCCACCTACAGGAGCTTCGCCGAACCCGTTAGGAGTTATAGGAAATTCAACACCCGATAGTGCAGCAAATTGTATTATTTTGGAAGAATATTTAGGAGCTGGTAGTCCAAACCAAGGTTTCACTGGACCAACAGGACCATCTCAAGGACCTAAAGGTGATACTGGAATGACTGGACCTAAAGGTGATACTGGATTTACTGGAATGACTGGACCAGGTAATAATTATTGGGGTCCTACTGGAACAGGAATAGGTTACGGCGGAGATGTTTATATTGGTGGAAAATTGAATGTAGATGGTGGCATAGACCCTACTTATCTTGCTTTGACTCCACAAAGTTCAGACCCCTTACCATCTGGATTATATGGAATATGGGTAGACATTCTAAATGGTAACGCTTTGCGTGCAAAAAATATTTATATGGATAATCCTCTTAGCACTGCTTCTATATCTTTAATTCCAAATACAACAAATCAAATAATATTATCAAATGGTGTAAATCCTGTTGAAACTAGGAACATAATAAGTTATGAATCTATTACTTTAACGGATGCGGGTGGTGTTAAAGGTCAAATGACAGCTGGGGGATTTACCGTTAGTAATAATCATAATGATACTCCTCCAATTACATCAACGCTTAAATATATTCAAGACCCTTTTCACGTTGAGTTAGTTGATAATAGAACTACAAATAATAGAATATCAATAGGAAGTGGACAATATACCTCAAATGTACCAACAATAACATTGACTAAAGGAACTTCAACAACAACAATAACAAATGAAACTATACAAACTCCTAATTCATCTTATTACGCTCCTCAAAAAGTAGAATTTGTTAATGCAAATGGTGCTATTCCTACTGCAGGTGATAGTAATTGTAGATATGTTGCTGTTAATGTGGGGAAAATACCTTCTTGGACACAAGCAACATCGGTACTTGATTTTCCGTCAGGAGTAGAGAATATAACCGCATCTTATACTTCGTTTGCTGGTGCTTGGTGGGTAGGAACAGAAGTCGGTAATATTTATTATACAACCGACAGCGGAACAACTTGGACTAATTTTACTAATTTGGGAGGGCGTATTAATTGTTTTCAAGAATACGGAAGTGGTAGTTATATGGCGGTTGGAGGTAATTTTACTGGAACTTATAATTATATTGCTTCTATTAGTAATGGTTTTTCTATTTTTGATTTAACTGGCGGTTCTGGTGGATTAAATGGTGAGGTGAAATGCTTTTACGATAATAATATTAATTCTTGTCTGTATATTGGAGGGTTGTTTGACGGATTTTTGGGAAGCGGTGGAGGACAAAGTAAAAAGTTTTACACTTACGATTATAATACTGCGACTTGGTATGCTTTTAATAATACTACTGGTGCTGGATTTTTGAGTGGAGATGTTTTTAGTATTACGAGGGATGGTAATAGTGGTTTTATTATTGTTGGAGGAAGTTTTACTGACGAAGATATTGGAAGCGGTAGTATAAGTATTCCTTATTTATTTACTTTTGGAACTTCAAACGGATATGGTGTATCAAGTTATTTCTCAATAGGTCTAACATTAGGAAGTCAGGTTAATAGTGTTGCTACTTATAGTAGTGGAGTTTTGGTAGGTGGTGCTTTTACTAATGTGCTTGACCCTACTTGGACTGATAGTTATAAAATGTATATAGTTTGGAATGGAACAAATTGGGGTGTAAATAATTATCCATTCAGCGTTTTCAGCGACCCAGTTGCTAATATTACTTATATACCTTCAACAGGAGATTATTTCACTCTTATTCAATCAGGAGGAACTCAATTATTATATAAAAATAGTATTCAAACTCCTAATATACCTGTTGGAAGCATTTGGAATTGTATTACTTATAATGGTTCATCTACTTTATATGCTACAAACTCCCAAACTTCAGCTGGGTTTTTATTTTATCAGTTAGATGATGGTGTTGCTATTCTTCTTACAAGTGCTACTAATAATCCTATTAGAACTTATTCAAATGGTAATTGTAATGTCGTTCAGTTATTAAATACAAACGCTTCTGTTGAGTTAATATGGAATAGTAGCAATACTTCTTGGTATGTATTATCGCAAAATGGTTGTTCCTTTTCTTAAAATAATCTATATATAAAATAATTTTAAAATGAAATTAGCTAGTTTAAAATTAATATAATATTTAATCTATTATATTAATATATGTCTAATCCAGAACTAAATGATACTACGCGAGACTGGTATTTAACAGCATCAAGAATAAGCACATCGACAAATGGAGGAGATTTAACTTTAGATGCTTCTAATAATATTAACTTTTATAACAATAGTGTTCCAACTACACTTATAAGTATTAATAATGGTGTTATGAATTTTACTCAAGTACCTGTTTGTGCTACTATGGCTTCAACTAATGAGCAATTAGCTAATAAAGGATATGTAGATAATAACGGTAGAACTGGTCCTCAAGGACCTACAGGTACACAAGGACCAGAAGGACCAGAAGGACCAGAAGGACCACAAGGAATACCAGGAGACCCTGGGCCACAAGGAGATACTGGTTTTACAGGACCTACAGGCATACAAGGAACACCAGGTCTTCCTGGTGAATCAACAGGATTAATTTTATATTTAAATCAAACTCAACCTTCTGGAATAGCCGATTATCCATTATTATCATTAGACTCTTATATAGATGCATCAAATGTAACGTATAGTGTGCCAGGTACAACCACATTACAGAATATTACAAATTTTGCAAATACAATATCTGAATTAGGCGGTTTTCCTTTTATTCCTGGAGGAATATGGGAATTAGATGTATTTGCATCGGTTCCTGATGCAAACTTTCCGATTGAATTATCATTTGATATATATGGCAGAACATCAGGTGGCTCAGAAACAGAATTAACGCCAATAACTGGCTCTAGTATAATTTCAGTTAATTCATCTATTGTAACTTTATACAAAATATATCTTGCAACAAATACTGTATCTTTATCACTATATCAAAGCATTGTTTTAAAAATTCTTGCTACAAATAGTCATTTAACCTCTCGTGATGTTATAATACATTATCAAGGTTCAAATGATTATACATTTTCTAAATCGTCATTTAGTGTTCTAGGTAATACAGGACCTACTGGACAAATAGGACCTACAGGTATGACAGGTTGGACAGGGCCATTAGGACCAACTGGAGCTGGAGGAACTTTGGGATATTGGGGCTCATTTTGGTCTGATGTTAGTCAGAATGCGGTATCAACAACGACTGCTTATGCGATGACATTTAATAATACTGATTATAACACAAATGGTGTATCTATTGTTTCAAATTCTCAAATAACTATAGCCAATCCTGGTGTGTACAATATTCAATTTTCAGCCCAAATAGACCGAATTGCGAGTAGCGGAAATGATACGGTTGATATTTGGTTCAGTAAGAATGGTAACAATATTCCAGATAGCAATACAACTGTAACACTTTCAGGTACTGCAGCAGCAGCTAAAACAGTTGCCGCTTGGAATTATATGTTAAAATTAAACGCTGGCGATTACATTGAACTATTATGGAAAGTCTCAGATACAAATATTAAACTTGTTTACGAACCTCCTAGTATTTCTCCTGTTCGTCCAGCAATTCCATCTGTAATACTTACAGTTCAACAAGTTATGTATACACAAGCTGGACCTACAGGAGCCGATGGACCGGCAGGACTACCAGGAGCACCAGGAGACCCTGGACCACAAGGAGATACAGGACCACAAGGAGATACTGGAGCAACAGGACCAGCTGGCTTAGGTGTTGTAATTCAATATCAATATAAGAATAATTCTAATACAACCTTTTTAAATTCTATACAAACAACACCATCATTATTGCCAGGATTTGCAGGTTTACCTTTATTATTATGTTATAGTGCTCAATCAAGTGGATATTATTTATCAATAACCCCACAATCAGACCAAAGTAAAGTAAAGGTTCAATTTCAAGTAAAGTATCAATGTAGTAATGATTTTGGAACTAGATTAAATATAGGTATAGTTAGAACAATAGGTACAGTCCAAACATTAATTTCCCAAGATTTGGTTTTAGGAACAAATACTGCAGCAACACCATTTAATGATATTTATTCATTTAACTATATTGATTTTCCCAATACATTAAGCGAAGTTACGTACACAATGTTTTATCAACTTGAAGCCGGTATACATAGTGCAGGTATTATAGCAGACACAAATACATCAAATAGCATTATTTTAGAAGAGCTACTAGGCTCAGGAACAGCCAATCAGGGTTCACCTGGAAACACGGGACCTACTGGACCGTCTCAAGGCCCTGTTGGACCAAAAGGAGACACAGGACCAACTGGTGTACAAGGTTTAACAGGTAATACAGGACCAACTGGTGCAGCAAGTTCAGTAACAGGACCAACAGGACCAGGTAGCATTATTCTTCAATATCAATATAATAATAACTTAATAGCAGATGTATCATATAATAGTCCATCTGTAAGTGCAGCTTTACCAGGAATTGGTTTTAACTGTTATGATACACAATATTATTGTGAAATTACACCACAAAATGTAAATAGCAATATAAAAGTTCAATATAAGGTTAAATATACTGCATCTAATTTTGCTAATCAACAAATGCTTATAGGCGTTGCTTATTCAATTAATTCGGGAGCAGGTTTTACTACATGGACAGCAATAAAATACTCCGGTTCTTCTTCAACAGGCGATACTGATTTGGGAACATATAGTGCCTCAACTCCTTATAACAGCGTTTATAATTTTAATTATATGCATTCTCCAAACACATTATATCCAGTTCGATACACAGTTTACTTTAATTTTAATTCGGTATCAACTACTCCTCTTGGAATAATAGGTTCTAGTGGAATTAATTCGGCTATTTTGGAGGAATATTATGGTTCTGGAATTCCAAATGTTGGAACAAATGCAAGTCCAGGTGTAATTATTCAATATAAATATACTAATGCATTGACAAGTAATGTTTTAACAAGTACACCAGCTGTAGAACAAACTGCAACAAATTATTATGTAGATATTACACCACAATCATCCGCTAGTAAAGTATTAATAAATTATAAATTTAAATTCCAGACTAGTTATGCGGCTGATACATCACTCACTTTAACAATTAAAAGAGCTCCTGGACCTCTTTATTCTTCTTATACTCCAGTTTTTGAAGATACTGTTTTGGGTTCAGCAAATGCTGGAGGGCCATTAACAGATGTTTACTCCTCTAATTATATTGATACTCCAGCAACTACAACAGCTCAAAGATACCAATTATTTTATACAATTAATGACCCAACTGGTAATTTAGGTAGTAATCAAATGGGTATTCTAGGTTCTAGTGGAAATTGCTTGATTTTGGAAGAGCTTTCAGGTACAGGAACTGCGGGAGTAACTGGACCTACAGGTCCTTTGGCAACAATGAACACATTTTCACCTGCTACTTATTCTAATATTAGTTCTACTTTATCAGTTACATTCCCAAATGTTATATTTGCTACCACAACTGTAACAGGAATTACTGCAGGAGGAACTATAAGTAGTTATAATTTTACTGGTTCACCTGTTACAAATGGTCAATATGTTATTATAATACCTGCTACTGGAGGTACAGTTACAATTACTCCATTAACTGGTGGTGGCGCAGGTAACCTTATTTATTTTAATTTTTCAGGCTCTATAATAGTAAATAGTGGATTCTACGCAATAATGACTGCTGTTTATGATGGAACTAGATATTATGTTTCATGTTCAGCCTTTAATAATCGTTAAATAAATATTTAATATAAATTTATAATTATGTTATCAATAAATAAAATAATTATAAATTATAATAAAATGGCTACACCTTTAATAGGCAATTTTTTAGTTAGTAATATAACATCTAGTCTTTCACATACTTCTCTCAGAGGTATAGCTAGGGCAAACGAACAAATACTTTCAAATAATATTTCAGCAAATGTTACTTTAGGTAGTGGTAATTACAAATATAATTGGACTTCTATTGGAACTCCAATAAATTTTTCAGATTCAAATGGTAGTAGTACTAATTGTTCATATAATTCTTTACATAATTCAGGTTCAACTTCTGTTTATTGCACTATAACTGATACTAATACTGGAATTCAAGTTACAACTGGAAAGTGCGATATTATTTGGCCTATTCAAGCAACAATACCTATTACATCTGTTACATGGAGCATACCAAATGATACAAGTTCAACATATAATGGTTCAGCTCAATCTGTAACAGTTGTATCAATTAACCCTCCCGAAGCGAATGGAAATTATACAATAACAACAACGCCTGCGACAGATGCAGGAGGTGTTGCAACAACAACAATAACGGGAACTGGAGCTTATACAGGAACATTTACAAGTCCAACTTTAACAATTAATAAAGCTGTTATTACAATTACTGCCTCTAATGCTAGTATGACTTATAGAGATTCTTTACCAACTTTTGGTTATACACCATCTGGATTTGTGGGTTCTGATAATGCATCTGTAATAACAGGAACGGTTACTCATAGTACAACAGGTAGTTCAACATCAAATGCAGGGTCTTATACAATTACACCTATTATTTCAGGACTTTCTGCCACAAATTATACTTTTTCTGCCTCTAACGGTACATTAACTATAAATAAAGCTGTTATTACAATTACTGCTTCAAATGCTAGTATGAGTTATGGTTCTTCTTTACCAACATTTGGATATACACCATCTGGATTTTTAGGTTCCGATAACGCATCTGTAATAGCTGGAACTGTTACTCATAGTACAACAGGTAGTTCAACTGCAAATGTAGGGTCTTACACAATTACACCTGTTGTTTCAGGACTTTCTGCAACCAACTATACTTTTTCTGCATCTAACGGTACTTTAACAATAAATGCAATTGCGTTATCTGCAACAACTACAACTGGTAGTACACCTTTCAATGGAGATATTCAATCTGTGAATGTTATTAGCGGAATAAATGGAAATTATTCAGGTTCTACAAGTGTATCAGGTACAAATGCAGGTACTTATTCAACAACAATTCATGGAATTGGAAATTATACTGGTTCGGTAGTAGGAACGTTAACTATTAGTCCTGCTACAATAAGTTTAACTGGTACAAATCAATCATTCGCTTATGATGGTACAACAAAATCTATAACTTACACGGTAGGTGGTGCTGCAAGGAATGATTATAGTTATATAATTTCAGGAACGAGTGGTATAAATGTTGGAACATACACAGCAACAATAACAAGTACAACTTCAAATTATGTTATCTCTCCAACTCTTAATAGTTTTACCTGGAATATTACAACACCATTAACTGCGTCAACTACAACTAGTAGTGCAACCTATAACGGTTTTTCACAAACAGTTACAGTTCTTAGTGGAATAAATGGAACATATAGCGGTTCTACAAGTGTATCAGGTACAAATGCAGGTGATTACACAACAACAATTTATGGAATGGGAAATTATACTGGTTCTGTAACAGGAACATTAACTATAAGTGCGGCACCATTAACAGCGTCAACTACAAGTTTTAATACACCTTATAATAGGAGTCTGCAGTCATTTACTATTGGCGGAATAAATGGAACATATGTAAGTTCTCCAACTGTATCAGGTACGAATGCTGGTAGTTATACAACTAGAATTTTTGGAATTGGTAATTATACTGGTTATGTAGATGGAACATTAAATATTTATCAAGCTAATGGATATATTGACATATTTTACGGCGGAGTTTACGATTCTTCATACACATCAAGTATTATCGTCCCAGTAAGAACATCAAATGCTGCATTTACAGTTACTCATAGCACATCTGGACCAGGTGCTGCTGATGCTCAACACACATCATTTGGACATAGCGGTCCTTATAATTGGAATCAGTCGTATGACCCGGTCCCTCCTGGAGCTGTTGTTAGAAACACTAATCCTCAAACTCAAGGGTTTGTAGTAACTATAACTGCGAGTATTAATGACCCAAATTATGGTTTAATGATTGCCGAAACAACTGTAACAGTTAATGCTTATGTACCACCATCTGGTGGAGGAGGATTTGTATACGAGTAATAGTAAAAATATTAATAGCAACGCATCCTTTAAAAACGACACAAGACTATTAATATATGTAAAATATTTTGTATTAAAAATAAAATATTTTATTAAGTTAAAATGCAAAAGTTACCACTAAATATGTTTCTGCTAACTTTTTTAAGAGATTATTGGGGTTATGTAAGTGTTTTTGAAACAAATAATACCAATATTATAGATAGTCAAAACTGGGACTTGAAACCGGTTGGCGACAATAAAAGTTCTTTAACAGCAGACTTATCAGGAAATAGTATTGTTTTTAGCCCGATGATTGTTGATGATTCAAATGATTTTTGGTTTATTAAAGATGAAAGTGGAAACTATGTTCCACAGAAACAACTTATAACTACTTTATATCAAGAAATAAAAACAGACTTTAATAATAATTTTTCTTT